ATGGCGGATCGTGACTATGTAATTCGTCTTCTGCAAAATCTGATCGGACTTAATAATCGCCGCACCCCTTACGCTCTGCATCGCTTTGACATTCGCCCATACTGTGCAGAAGGTTGCTGGCGCACCGATGTTGCCCATGTTGTCAGGGTTCCCGCCGCTCAAGAAAGTAACTTGGACGTTGTAATCCGTGGCGCTCTTGCGCCTGACGCCTGAAGGGTTTTTAGGAAGCATTAGCGGGGTATCCTCATCAGTTTGAATCCACCCAAGAGGCTGCACATCGTCATGTTGACTTCGTAAGTCATTTCCGTGCCTACGGGCATTCGATTTTCGTACCACCAGCCTGACAAAAACTTAATCGCCATCTTGAGGCGGCTCGGCACAGATGCGGCTGTATCCCCGTATCCGCAGGGGTAGACAATCTGGATGCAATCCTGTCTGCGGCTGATCAGGTTCGTCCATTGCTCCCCGACATTCAATGTGATCTTGTCAGCGAAGACCGTGTAGGTCGTGGAGTCCATCGTCTGCACCACGCCGTTATCGTCGGTATAAGTGACCACCAAAGGGACTGGTGGCGAGGTGGTGCTCACCGGATTCACCGGGCGTCTAATCAGTTCAATAGACTCCTTGGGGAAACTCCCATACCACCAAAAAGGCGTCCAATCGTAGGCGTAGCCCATCTGATAATTCATTAGGCTGCGGGGGTCTTGCTGACCGGGAAAGAAATCCAATGTCAGAAGCCACGTTTGCGAGGTCGTAGCCCGTGCGGTCAATTCCTCTACCACATCGGTTGCGGCATCAATGTAATCCAGAATCAACTGATAATCCGCTGTGACCACGGGCGGGCTGCCGTCGAATTGATCGGGCAAATCGAAACGAGCAAATGCCGCTAAATCTTCGGGTGTAACTGCCGGATTCATTCTCGGAATTAGCAACTGCTCAAACATTTTAGGCCCTCAGTAAATCCAGTTTCTTGCGGAGGATGTCGATCACAGGATCACAAAACTCATGCGCTGCAATTTCCATTTCTGCTTTCACCTTGGCAATCTCAACGTCCACGGCGGCACCAAGATTCTTCTCTTCAACGGGCTTCAAATCCTCAGGCACATTCTTGAAGACGCTGAGATCAAATGAATTCGTGGCGGCTGCCTTGGCTTTCTTGTTGCTCCCTACTTCGGTAGCGAAGCCAAGTTCCACGGCTTCCTTCGGCTCCATCCATGTTTCAGCCGCAAGCAGCGCCATGACCTTCGTCTTGGACAACTTCGTCTTCGCCACATACAGGTCGGCGGCACTGGATGTAACCGTGTCCAGCACGGCAGCCATCTCGGTCATGTCGGCTGAGTAGCCTTGGCAGAACGCCATAGCCTCATGGATCATCATCACGCTACCGGGCATGGCAACAATGTCATTGCCCGCCATAGCGATTAGTGAAGCAGCGGAAGCCGCCAGCCCCAGAATTTCTACATTCACGGGCTTGCCGCTGGCTTTCAGAACGTTATGAATCGCCACGCCCTCAAACAAATCCCCGCCCGGACTGTTGATGCTGAGGGTGATGGACTCGAAATGCCCCGCTCCAGCGATCGCGTCAGCGACCATCTTGGCGGTGATCCCACCACCAAAAATGTCTGCGCCAATGGTGTCCATGATGTTCAAGGTCAGAACATCTTCGGCAGTTGCGGAATTGAAAAAGTGGAGCGGGTTCTTAGTCTTGTTCGTCATAAATTTCCCCTATTACCAGATTGATTAGTGCGTCCCTTGCTTCGTTAGCCTTCATGCTGCTGCGATTCGTGCAATACTCTTCCGCTTGCTGCATGGTGCAACCGATGACATCGACCACAAATTTAGGTTCCACAGACCCAGCCTTCTGTTCCTTCCGCCAGACTCGATCTGCAAGGGTGATAGCCAGCATTTCCAAGCGTGCCTTAGCGCCTGTGCCCTTTTGTTTCTTCTTAGCCTTCGGAGGCGGTGGAGCATCTTCCTCTTGCTGCTGACCGGGCTGCGGAGTCTCAGGCGGCGCTTCTTCCGTCTCATCAGGAGCCGGGGTCTGCTGACCGGGGATAAAAATCTCTTGTGTGGCGGGGATGTACACTGCACTGTTGGCGGGTAACTGGTAAAAGTCGTACCCGTCTACTGTGTCCCGATCTTCGTTAACACGGGCTTCATTGCCGCTGATTTGACCCGAGCGCATCTGAATTTCGTAGGTTTCGGCACGCTCACGCTTTGAGCCAGCCAGCACAACGTCCGCATGGTGCTTGGCATAAAGCCGTGTACGATCCTTGACCGCAATGAGGTCACGGGTAATAGATTGCTCAATCGCCGTGCAATGAGGGAGCAAGGCGGTGTTGTGGTAGTCCTCAAGAAACGCAGAGGTGCTGGCATAGGTTGAGTTAGCCTCATTCAAGCCCAGTTTGACTATCAAAGGCGCTCCACCAAGGACACGTGCCACCTCTTGTGCATTCCACTGGCGGGATTCAAGCAGTTGGCTATCTTTCGCATTGAAGGTCATGTTCTGCCATGAGCCACCACCCGGCAGAATCGTGAACTTGCCAGCGTTCTGACTTCCGCTGAAATCTTTCTTGAGCCGATCAACCACGGCTTGCGCCTGCGGCTCCGTCAACGGGCTGTCCACGGGGAATGTGATAAATCCCCCCATGCCCAAACCATTTGCGAAAGTTCGTCCAGCGACCTCTTCAGCCGCCATCAAAACTGACAAGGCTTCTTTGGCAAGAGCGATGACCGCCGATCCCTCTACGCCGTTGCCCTCGAAGTTGCAATTCGTTGTGTGCCAAATGTCTGCTTGCTCAAACCTGTGCAATCCGTTGTCAGTAGCAAACACCCAGTAAAGGAGGGGCTTGCCCGGTACGCTCAAATCCCATTTCTGGGTCATGCGCCATGCATCCAGCGGATTCAGGGCAAGCACAGCGCCCTTCCCGTCCCTGATGATTTGGCAGAAAGAATTCCCCGCCATGATCAGTTGGCTGGCAAGGAAGAAACGCATCTGGTAGGACGTGTGCCACTGATTGGGGCAATAACGCAAGAGGGGATACAGCGGTTCGTCTACAGCGGGGATGGTGCGGATGCGCCCACCAATGTTTGTGGTGCTTCGGAGGATGAGCGGGTACTTGGCAATGTCGCTACTCATCATCTTGACGCCAGATAAGAAGGTTGCCACTCGAATAGCAGTGAGGCGGGTGACCGCTTTTCCGGCTGCGGTCGGAAATCCCATCAGGGATTGAATCAGGTCGGCGGATGGACTCGCCAAGGTGGAATCGGCATCATTGGTGAAGACAAGAGATTTGACACGATCCCACAATTTGAGTTTTTGCTGCATCGTTCCCCTTTGTGCCTACTTATTGGTTAGAAAGTGGTATTTCAAGCCGAAGTCACCACGAAGAAGGCAGGCTTGGGGCGATTGTCAGGCGAGATAGCACGGGAGAGAGCCATCATTAGAGATGCAGGCCCATCAATCTTCTGACGTTTGGAGCCTCTGTCCGGTCGGATAAAACCCGTTCCCTTTTGCGTATTCCACCGCAGCTTATTTACTTGCCAGCGCATGCAAGGGTTGGCAGTGTGTTGGAATTCCTTACGCAACACCTTCCGCATGAATTCTTGACAAGGCACATTCATCCGCATGTGGGTTTGGGGATGATCGACAAACTTACTCATGGGAAAGTTGGCTTCACTCAACATGCGGATGAGTTCGCTTGACCATGCGCTGTCGTAGGCGATTTCCCTGAGGTCGAAATAGTTGGACAACTCGACAATTTGGTCGGCGATGTATCGAGGATCGGTTAGGTTGCCCGGAGTCGTGACCAAGTAACCTTGATCCCGCCAAATGTCGTACTCCACACGATCACGTTTTACTCGGGGCTCAATGTTGTCGGCGGGAATCCAAAAGTATTCGAGGATTTCCCATTTCTCTGTGTTGTCACGAGGCGGGAAAAGAAGCACGAGGGCGCTTAAATCGAGTTTTGGTGCGAGGTCAACCCCGCCGAAACACATTCGACCTTTGAGCCGTAGGATTGCTTCTGCCCGAAGTGTCTGCGGGTTAGGGTGCTTGGAGAGCGGGACAATGGAGCACGCATCCCACTTGGCAAGTTCAATCGCCGGGTCTTCGGACTCATTGCTCCAGCGATTGCATGAAAACCGGATGAAATCTCCCCGAGCGGAGGGCTTGGATTCGGTTTCGTCAAATTCTTTTTGCAGCGTGTCTACATCGAAAAGATAACCTTCGCTAACGGGGCCGCAACTAGGGTTCGCCTTACGCCAATTCTGCGGCAGTTTATAGTCGTCCGTCTCATCAAT